TGCAGAATGGCATTGGGGAGATGTATAGACCAGACATGTGGGGTAAGGATACGGATATATCAATGGAATCTCCAAGCGAGTGGGTGTATTATTTAAAAGCTAAAAATGCATTCAAAGCTAGGAAGTTACCATTGTTGGAAACGTTGAGACAGGATTTGAGAATATATTTGAACCAAAAGAAGGTTGATATAACAACAAAAGAACAGTATCAGTTGTTTATAGCTGCTATTGTTAATGCCTACATACCTAATCAAATTGATATGTATGCCCAAAATATGCTTTCCTCAAAGCATATTTCGAGTGGTATTAACAAGTACAATGATGCAACTGAAGGTGACATGGAGCGTGAGGTGGTGTGGCCTGAGTCCCGAAAACATAAGGGAAAGGCCAGCACTATATTATAAAGATGCCTAGAGGCCGTTCCCGGTGTTGACATGCCAAGAACACCAAATTATGGGAAATTTGACTTGAGTCGAGCTTCAGGCAGGAAGGACACCTTGGCATACAAGATTTTGGACATTAAAAGCAATCTAGATATTCCAGAATATGGGGTATTTAATCAAACCATGATAAACGAAATCGATTCATTGGAAAATCGTCATATTGGACTAAACAGACGAATCACAGGCAACGATATGGCCAAGTTGCAACAACAATACGACAAGCTTGGTGCGGTATTGAGGGATTTTGACTACAAACCTTTAACCATCAAGCAATTACTAAGTGATAAGCGCGGTCCATTGAGGCGTAGGTATTTAAATGCATACCTTAATCTTAAGAAAGGATTTAAACCTAGAAGTGACGTTCAGGGATTTATCAAATTAGAGAGGTTCACAAAAGAGAAGTTAGATACTAAGCCCGCACGTATGATCCAGCACAGATCGTATGAGTATTTATATATATTGAACAAATACTTAAAACCAATTGACAAGTATTGGATGACATGTAAAGATGTCATTGATGGTCAGGAGGTTTGGTCGTATTTTGGAAAAGGTAAGAGCGGAACCGAGATTTGTAACCAAATGTATGACCTCTGGTGTGAATTCAAAACGCCAGTGGGTGCATGTGTTGATCAGAGTCACTTTGATGGGCATTACAACGAGGACTTGCACAGGGCTGAGCATAGTATGTATTATCAGATACCAGAAGTTAAGCAAAACTGTAGCGGTTTGTTGAAAAAACAGGTAACTCAATGTAAAGGTACTACTCAGTGCGGTGTGAGATATAAAATAAATGGTGAACGATGTAGTGGAGAATACAACACATCCATGGGAAATTCCGGCACCAATATCAGTATCATAAAACAAGTCATGGAAGATTGCAAAATTGTAAATTATAGAATTATAGTAAATGGTGATGATAGTGTTATATTTATGGAACAAGATGATTTAGTTCAGTTCAACATTGATAATTTTAAGAAGTATGGGATGGATCCAAAGTTGGATAAGGTCGCTCGAGAATTTGAAGAAATTGAGTTTTGCCAGTGTTCACCAGTTAAAATTGGTGACGGTTGGAAATTGGTTCGCGATCCTTTGAAAACAATTGGTAAATCACAACTCATGTTGTCTAACTATTCCAGGTCAGTACAACGTTATGTGGCATCGATAGGACTATGTGAGTTGGCTCTGAGTAGTGGTGTTCCCATGATGCAGGCCTTCGCATTGAAATTGATTGCTTTAAGTAACGGCGCACGCCCATTGGACCAGGCTAAGATTTACCGTAGTAAATTTGAACCATCACTGACCCTCCAACCTGTTGAATATCATAGCAGGTTGTCCTTTGAAAGAGCATTTAACATTAGTGTTAGTGAACAATTGCAATTTGAGAAGGACATGGGCGCGTCGATAAACTTGGAGTTTCTCGATAAATATATATTAAAACATAAAAACTATCATCAGAGATGAATAACAATAATAACAACAATAATAGTAGAAGTAGAAATACTAACAATAACAATAATAATAACAAAATTAATAAATCAAAACTTGCTAAGGCGAGACGAAATCGACGAGTAACGAATGCTAAGAAGAATACCGCAGTGGCAGTTGGTCCAAGAAGTAATTCGAGCGTTATCAATAAGCTTGCTAGTCTATCATTGAGCAAGCAGTTATCACGTGCTAGTCCGTATGTCATGTGCAGAATGTATCCTCACATGGGAAAAGGTGGTGTTGCTATCCCTGATGGTGGAAACGCTAATTTCCTAGTTACGGATGCTTATGCTGTTGATACCATCACTGTGTCTGCAGCAGGAACATTCATTATGCAGACACTTCCGTGTTTGCCATTTACTTGCATGTACGCAGGTAACGGTATGAACATTACAGTGAATGGTAATACATTAACTGCACCTGGTAACTTGATACCATCATCAACGGCTGTTGGTAGTGCTTATATGCCTGGTGGTCTTTTACAAGTATATTCACCTGGTGTTCGGGCACAAGCCACTCCGTATTTGGATGCTTACAACACCGTTTCGGCACGAATAGTCGCATTGGGTTATCGCATTTATTACACTGGTCCTGTTAACACATGCGCCGGTACCATCACGGTCACATCAAATGATGTATCATTTGAAGATTTCGGGCCAGTAACTACTGTGGCTCAGCCACCAACTGCTGGGCTAATTGGAATTACATCAAACAGCTTGACCCAAACAAATTCAGGATTTTCAACAGAAACCAGCACGCCTATAACAATCATTGACGTGCGACCAACAACAACCATTAACAGAACATCCCGAACATTCCGACCAGAAGAGGGAGTTGTTTTTGTGCCTCATCACAAAACAAATGACTTCAAAATTCGTGATTTTAAGGATGCACCATCTGTTTGCATAGCTAACGGTCCGCCTCTTACCGCGTCGCAAGGCTATGCATTGTTTCCACAAAATGTTGGTACTGGTGGAGCAGGAAGTACCGTGGGTTTGTTAATGCACGATGCCGATTGGTGCGCAGCAACTATTTGTTTTAACAACATCAATGCTGATGCTTCTTACAGAATTGAGACAGTGTGTTGTTTAGAGGTTAACCCTTCGGCAACATCCGCTATTGCAAGTTTAACCAAATCAAAATCACCTTTGAATATGACAGAGATACACCAGGCCAAACTCGCTTCGGAAGATATGCAAATTGCGTCATCTTTGCAAGAAGCGGGGAGGCACCCACGTGGATAATCTCTCATTTAGAACAAAGTCAATAATGGGTGTCACAACTTTCATGATTGGCAGTATTGCGATTATGGCAGTTGGTGCTTATCTTTTGATTAACCCCATTGTTGCCGTTCCAACTTTGATGTATGAAGGGGTAGCTTACACAATCCCTTCTTTAATGATTTAAGTGTTATTTTCTTATTAGATAGTTATTTTCTTTTATTCGTAGTTTAGTTGGCAATAAACAAATAAAACTCTGTAGTGCAAATGCATTATCGGAGAGTGAAGGAAAACACTCTATAATAGCGCGAGCGAAAAACCGAAAACATTTACAAAGATTTACAAAACACAAACCATGTTGTGCACAGATCCCCATTTTAGCAGGTGGG